AGCGCCTTTTTAGCTTAGTAGTAAAGCATCAGTCTTGTAAACTGAAGATCCTGGGTTCAATTCCCAGAGGAGGCAATATAAAATATTATATTTTTTATTATAAAATATTTTATACAAATGTTTATTTAGATATTTAGAACTTACAATAATTAAATGTTAATACTAATTGTTGAGTTTCGTGAGTTTTTCTTTTTCTTTGGCTGTTTAGGAAGCTTACCCTTTCCAGTAGTTGTTTGAAGCTCTTTTAAATCACTTATGCTAATGGTACTACTGTTATTATTTGTATTACCCGAGTTTATATTATGTTCGGGTGGATAGTGCGATTTTTGCTGATAACTTGTTGAAGGAGGAGGGGATTGAACGGATGTTTCCACTCCAAAAATATCTTGAGGAGATGTTTTATATGAATTTAAAATATCAGAAATGTCTCCTGGTCCTGTCATTTCTGGTCTATATTGTGTTGTATTTGGTTCGTTAGCAAATGTATCAGATGGTTGTGATGTTGTTATTGGAGGAGTTGGCTCATATGTTTGAGGATGATTATTTGAATGACCCATTGTTCTGCTCATTTGATTTCCCAAATGGCTCATTGCTGGATTAGTGTCATTTTTCATTGTATTAACAGCGGCTGCTTGAAAATTTCGCATTAAGTCGGGATTTTCTCTAAATACTCGTTCCATTCCAGGAGGAGCAGATTTCATCATTGAATTCGTAGCACAAATAAGTGCTCCGCTTATTCCAAGTTTATACGCAATATTAAGTTCAGGACCAGCATCCCAACCTTTGTATTTTTCATGAAGTGCTTCAAAATCATCATCATATTCACCTAATTCAATTGATTCAGATTGTTTATCATAAAAACCATCTAAGTTAATATCAAATGGATTTGAATCACTAATACTAAATTGTTCAATAGTTGTAATAAACGAGAGAAGTGCTTCGCCATATCCCTTAACCGCATTACGTTTTTTACGAGAATTTACACTTGCTTTAAAATCCGCTTGCATTTCAGATAAAGATGAACTCATAGTATAATGAGTTGAAAATTGAACACCTTTGGCCTCTAAACTTCTAATTTTTTGAAGAATATCAAATTTTTGTTCCAAAACTTCATCCTTTGAAAGTGATGGCGTTTTATTACCAGCAGGCTTGTTAGGATTAATAGGAACATTATTAAATTTTGAATAACCATCCCATGTTTCAGATGTTTTACTACTTTCTAAATTAACATTATCAACACCAGCAAACTTAACATTAAATTGTTCAGTCTGTGAATTATCTGTAGTATTATTATCTAAAGATGGCACAGAAAATAATTCATTTGACACCGTAGGCTGATTATCAGTTGCACCAATTTCTGAAAAAGATAAATTATGTAATTCTTCATCTAAATTAAGCAATTCATCTAATTGATTAATATCAGGCACATCATTGTGACTATTTGTACCCCCATCTTCCTTTTTTTTAAATTTATCATTCATTAAAAATTCAAATTCTCCACCACAATCAGTTGATTGTAAATTTGACAATTCAATAGTATCGGTTGACATAATAAATTAAACGAATACTTATCTTTAAGTAATACAAACGTATAACTGATTAAACACAATAAAAAGGATAATTATTGTAATTAAATAGTCCAGTTTATACAATTGTTGCGTTAACATCCGAAAGTGAAATATTTGAGGGGTCGTCGACTAAATATGTAGTTGCTTTAACTGTTGTGCGATGTGTTCGCGGTTTATCTGTTGTCTTTAATGAAAACTTAGTCCCATTTTTATTATACACAAGTGCTGGGATATTTGTAATTTGACCAGTTTCTTTATTATATACAACATCCTTTACCTTACTAAGTTTTTTTTTAGAAACACAATCCATTAAAAATTTAGATAATTTTAATATATCTTCATCCGTTAAATTATTATCCTTATTGTATACTTCCATATATTCAGCAATTTTCTTATATTTTAATGTTTTACTAAGTTTATTCCAGGGTTCTTTTCGACTGCCACTTGATTCATTATCTAAAAAAAGGGTCATTTCTTCTAAGGTTGTTGCTGGTACTTGAGTTTTATTTGCGGACGACGTTAATCCGCTTGTCATCATTTTATATTTAACCGTTTTATCTGATGAATCTTTATTTTTTGAACAACACGTTTTTGTATGAGTGTGCATATGAACACGACTTGATTTAGACATAGTTTTAGTTTCAACTGACATTATTAATAAAGTATATTATATATATACTTGTAATATATACTTAAATGCATTTAGTATTATTGTAATGCCGATTATTAAATTAAGTGTCTCTCAAATAAGTAATTATAAATTAAATAAGGTTAAATAAATAAAAAGCATTGATTAAATAAAAATAGCTTACAAAATTGTACTATAAATAATATAATAAAATAATATATAAAACATATTATATTTTATGAGTTTTAGTGCCAAATTTTTAAAATCACGCAACGGACGAATACTTTTATCTATTATATTGGGATTTGGATTATCAACATGTTTTCGACTATCATGCACTGGTAATAAATGTGTTGTAATTAAAGCTGCCCCCATTTCTAAAACAAAAAATAAGGTGTATAAGTTTAATAATAAATGTTACACATATTCTGCCAACCCAACCTCGTGTAAAAATACTTCAAATAAAATACTTAATTTTTAAATTATACATTCCATTCCAAATATAATCTATTTTTTACGACGAAGTGTTTTTGTACGAGGGTTATACACATATTTAAGCCTTCTTGTTCTTTTATACCCAGCACCTTGTTGGTTGTTATATGTACTTTTACTTTCAATTGATGTAAGTGCTGTATTTAATTTTTCAGCAGGTGTATTATTATTTGCAATATTTAGTTTTTTAAGTATTTTATCTGCAATTACATCTACAAATGACTCAACAATTAAATTTAAATCAATCTTATTATTATTTTCTGACATATTTTGAGTTGGTATAATAGGTGATTGTATATTTGGGGTGTATGATTGTGGCGATATGTTATTTAACAACTCTTCTTCGTTTTCATATTGATTTACACTTTCAGTTTTCATATTTACAGACGAGTTACTAATATGATTATTATTATTATTATTTTCATTTGGTGAATGCATAATTTCAGTATCGGGTGTGGTATAATTAATAACATTTTCGTTATTCTCTTGAGAAATTATTGTCTCTGGCATATTATTATCTAACTGAGTTTCTTCTTTTTCATTATTCTCTTGAGGAACTGTTGTCTCTGGCATATTATTATCTAACTGAGTTTCTTCTTTTTCATTATTTTCTTGAGGAACTGTTGTCTCTGGCATATTATTATCTAACTGAGTTTCTTCTTTTTCATTATTTTCTTGAGGAACTGTTGTCTCTGGCATATTATTATCTAACTGAGTTTCTTCTTTTTCATTATTCTCTTGAGGAACTGTTGACTCAAGCATATTATTATTTAACTGAGTTTCTTCTTTTTCATTATTCTCTTGAGGAACTGTTGTCTCTGACATATTATTATCTAACTGAGTTTCTTCTTTTTCATTATTCTCTTGAGGAACTGTTGTATTGGGTATAATAGAATTAGTATTTTTTTCTTCAATTGTCTCTTGGGGAATTATAGTTTCATGTGTTAAATCGGTATATTTTTCTAAAACGTGATTATTTTTATCCATCGGGGTAGTACTTTCTAAAATATCTAAATTAGAACCTATTTTATCAAATTCCGGTTTATTTTCTGTCTTAGTGTTGACTTCAGAAATATTCGAACCAATACCACTACCATAAAATAATTCTTTTTTTAAATTACGATGTTTTTTTTTAGTTTGTTTAGTAAAACGTCTTAAACCATTCTTTTTAGATTTTGTTTTTATTTTTTTAAAAACGCCCATTATTTATATAATAAAAGATTTTATTTATTTGTAAGTTTTATTACATGTATATATTATAAATATAATGAACAATAAACTATTATTAGGTTCTCTCAATAATAATATTTCATCTAAAAATATTTCAGGAAAATGCAACTTAAAGTGTTCATATTCATTTACCTACTCGCCCACACAACTAACTTCAAAAAATAGAAAAGTCATGCTAACATTAACACCTGATAATTTACGTGCTCCACCAGTTACTTATAATTCACATAAATATTCAGTAGCTGACATAAATATTATACATCCAAGTAAACATGTATACAACGGGCGTAAAACTCCTGCAGAATTAATTATTATACATACACCCATTTTAGGAGGAAAGCCATTACATGTATGTATTCCCATTATTCAATCTCATGATGTTTCTACATCAAAATCATCTGAACCAATTACTCACATTATTAAGGAGTCGTCAAATACCGATTCAAAAGATACTTCACCTATTGCAATTTCTAAATTAATTGATTTAATGGATATCGTACCAAGTAAACCTTATTTTAGTTATACAAATAATACTGGAGATTATATTTTATATGCACCCGTATATGGAATACCTCTTCAATCAGATATTTTAAAAACACTTAAATCAACAATAACATCAAATAATCAAACTGCATATACACCAAATGGTGTATTTTTTAATAAAAATGGTCCAAACTCATCATTAGATAATTCGGGAATTTATATTTCATGTTCTCCAACAGGCCACTCAGATGAAGAAGTAAATATATCATATTCAACCAATAACACATCGTCCAGTTCATTATCTGAATGGTTTAAAACCAAAACACCCAGTGCGATTATTACCTATATTGCGTATTGTGTATTAATCGTTGGAAGTCTATTTCTATTAAATTTTATGTTTCAAAAAATAATATAAACAATTATTCTCTCAATTATTTATTTTATATTTAAAGTTATTGAGAGAAATATATAAAATAATATAAACAATTATTCTCTCAATTATTTATTTTATATTTAAAGTTATTGAGAGAAATATATAAAATAATTTAAATTATTTATTTTATATATTAATAAAAATGAATATGAATTTAACTATTTATACAAGTATTATAATAATATGACAACCCTTGTTATTACTGACCCCAATTTGTTTAGAAAAAATATTCAACTTCAATTATATAACCAGTTAAATGATACTGAATTCAGTCAATTACTTGAAATGGGTATATTTAAATACGCTATTAAAGAAGCAGATAATCGAAAAATTGTTAAAAAGTGGAACAATGAATTATTTGTCGAAATTTACAAATCAAAGTTAAGGTCAATTTATTTTAATTTAACACCTGATATTATTGAGTCAATTAAAAATAAAAAAATTAACTCGCCATATAAAATAGCATTTATGACTCATCAAGAATTAAACCCTGATAGATGGATTATTCCACAACAAGAGCTGGCGTTTAAAAACAATCAATTTCTTGAAGATAACATGGAAGCTGCAACAGACACGTTTACATGTGGTAAATGTCGCACTAAAAAATGCACTTATTATCAGCGTCAAATTAGGTCGTCTGACGAACCAATGACAACTTTTGTTACATGCCTTCATTGTGGAAATAGGTGGAAATGCTAATTATTACGACTATTAATATATTATGTTATACATAAATTTTTTTATTTTTTTTAATAATTAAAAAAAATGAAATTTTATAACATACATTTATAACATACATTTATAACATACATTTATAACATACATATATAATATATGGCACAATTAGCTGATGAAAAACACGAACATACAGATGAATGTTCAATTTGTCTTGACCCTTTACATAATAATAATAATAATATAACACATACAGTATGTAATCATACATTTCATACTACATGTTTAACAGATTTATCATTATCATCATTAACAAACAAAAATAAGTGTCCTGTGTGTCGTTCGGAATTAGGTAAAAAGCCCAACAATAAAACTAAAAAAATTAGAAATATACCCATACCCAGACCTAGACGCTTCCAATTGTTATTACCACCATTAGATAATAAATGCATTCGTGTAATGGTTGTTATGTGGTTCAATAATCCAGAACAAGTTATACACAATTATGGACATATACGTTATTGGAATGTATCAAGGGTAACCAGAATGAGTAACTTGTTCTCACGTCAACATATATTTGAAAACATAAACACTCATTATATATTTGAAAACATAAACATTCCTTGGGGTCGAAATAATGTTACAATGTTCCAGCTTAATCTTAATGACCTATATGTCAATGTGGGTGATTTTAATGAAGATATTAGTAATTGGGACGTATCAAGTGTAACTGATATGAGTCATATGTTTTCATGTGCAATACGGTTTAATCAGGATATTAGTAATTGGGACGTATCAAAGGTAACTAATATGAGTAAGATGTTTTATATGTCAACAATGATTCCTATAGTATGCTTCAATCAGGACATTAGTAGCTGGAACGTATCAAATGTAACTAATATGAGTGAGATGTTTTCAGGTGTTTCATATTTTAATCAGGACATTAGTAGCTGGAACGTATCAAAGGTAACTAATATGAGTGAGATGTTTTCAGGTGCTAAAACATTTAATCAGAATATTAGTGATTGGAATGTATCACGTGTAACTAATATGAGTAAGATGTTTTCAGGTGCTAAAACATTTAATCAGAATATTAGTGATTGGAATGTATCACGTGTAACTAATATGAGTAAGATGTTTTCAGGTGCTAAAACATTTAATCAGAATATTAATGATTGGAACGTATTAAGTGTAACTAATATGAGTGAAATGTTTTCAGGTGCTAAAACATTTAAT